AGTCCGTTCTCAAATGCTTTGTCTGTGTTTACTAATTTAAGACCTAGAGCTTTCAGTGCAAGTTTATCTACAACTGCAGATTTACCACTGCCTGGCCCACCCATAAGGAACACAGCTTTAAAGATGCCTGGATCATAAACACCTTCTGTGATTAAATCCTCCATCATGTATTGAGGTAGATTACCCTCATTGATACCCATACCTTTTCTTATATCATCATAGAGTTTCTTTGCAAGGTTCTTACCTTTACTTGGAACACCATCCTTAAATCCTTCGAAGTCTCCTTTCTCTGCAAACTCTCTCATTTTAGATGCACTCATTCCTGATACATCATCTGCATCGGGGTCTCTTTCTCCAGCTGATATAATGTTTATGTTCTTGAATTTGTAGTAACCGTGTCTTGCTTTTACTCCGTTATACTTTGTGAGTAATGCTTCAAACTCTTTTACTCTGTCTGAACCTACAACCATATTTACATTGACATACTTTTGTTCCTGTAAATAGTTTGCAATTTCAAATACTGTTCTAACATTTGCATCAACTACAATCTTTCCAAAGAACTTCTTAAGATATTTTACTTTGTCTCTGTGGTTTAGTGGATTCTTTTTCTTGTCGTTTGAGTGTGATGAGAATAGTAATACTTCTGTTCCACGACCAACAGACATAAGTTTTTTGACAAGTTTCTCATGACCTGTAGTAGGTGGATTGAATCTACCAAAAGTAAATGTACAACTCTTTTCTTTGGCTTCTGATATAAAGTTAGTAAATGTTTTCATTTGTCCCAATTCTTTTGTGCAGTAAAGTTATTAAATGCAAACTCCATTCTATCAACGAGTTTAACTGCACTTCCTGTTTTATCGATTGCAACATAACCTTCTTGGTTTACTACCTCGAAACCATTTGCAGTCTTTTTAAATGTTCCTATACTCTTAACTCTATTTAGGACATCAATAACCATTTGTTTTGCAACAACCAAGTGTCCCATAAATGCAGTAAGATTAGTAATAAACTTCTTGAGAGACCTCATCTCGTTATAGATTTGTTCACCGATTTCTCTTTTAATTTCTTTTGTTTTTTCTGTTTTCACTTTACCAACTACTTTATCTCTCCAGTAGTTTTCAAAGTGTTTCATGTACCCATCGTATGATGGTTTAAAACTACCACCTCTGATTAGTGAATTACAGTATGTTTTGTAACTTGCACCAGCTCCTTTAGAAGCGATTGTAGATTGTAATTCTTGAAACTTCTTTAGATCATTCTTTTTGATACCATGGAATGCTTTACCTGTCTTTGATAACTCCTGTGTTAATGCAAGAGTTTCTTTTGCAGTCATAGAACCTTTACCACTAACATCTTTATATGTTGCATCATCCATCCATACATCTGAACTATTCCCTAACTTTGATATATCTGCACCAAAAGAAGCTCCTAAATCCTCTATCGTAGAACCTGAATATGTGGTATGAAAAACGATTCCCATTTTAGACTTAGCTATTTTCTTACCCAGCTCACTCTCTGTCTGAACTGCATATAGAATTGTATTCGGTTGAAATGTGACGAATGATTCTCCGTCTATCTTCTGCATCTTCTTGTCGTTAGTATACATCAAATCACCTTGCATGATTGTGTTCCAAGATAGTTTGGATAGGTGTTTGAATGATGTTAGGAACTTCTCTTGTAATTGTCCTGAGAGTTCAGATGCATCTTTAATTTCTTGTTCTGATGTGTAGAACATAGGGCCTGTCTTATTAAACAGTGATTTCTTTGCAACAAAGAATTGACCAGTCTCAGGATGTTTACCACAAAATAAAGCTGGAGCTCCATCCCATTTTACTGTCATCTTTACACCTGATGATGCATTACCTTTTAACATGTCTCTTAGACCTTGTAAAAAGTTTATTGCACCACGACCACCATCAATCCCTTGATTGATTATCTCATCCTCTAAATGCTCTAAATGTAGATTCTTTGCACCCATAATCTAACCCTGTTTACTGTGGCCCGTCTAAGGCACCAGTATCAATTTTGTTTTGGTATGTTGCTTTCTTATCTTCGAATGCTTGTTTGAAGACTTTTGCTTGTGAAAGAAGTGTTGCCATACCAGCCATAGCACCGTAGTCTTGACCTTGTTCGTCCCACTCTTTCCACAAATCATAGATACCCTTAATCATAGTGTTACTTTCACTTGCATCTACACTTGCACCAATACCACTTCTCCACCATGCAAAATAAGCATCTGCACCACCAGTCATAGTGTTTCTGTGAGCTTTTGCTAAATCGTCATCAGGGTCACAACCGTTTATGTGTAAAGGGTTATCGGGGTCTGCATTTACCCCTCTTGGGCCAAGTTCGCATGAATTAACGCCTTCGATTGCATCAATATATCTTTGTTGTCGTGCAATTCTTAAGTCAAGGGCTTGTATATCATCTGACCATGCCATTGTTATCTCCTAAAAATAGTTTTATTGAACTATTTAGGTTTTTGACAATGGTGAGGAATGTAGTTTCTCTTCTACTTGTTGGATTTTCAATGCAATCATGTCAGCCTGTTTCAGATTGCCTGATTTCTTGGCTTCTCGCAATGATTTTTTTAATTCAATTTTGTAAGTGATATAATCTATCACCTCATTTGATTTTAAAGTATCGTTCTTCATAATGCATCTTATAGTATACCATACTATTTATGCAATTGACAAGGCCTTTTTTAAAGTTTCAATCTCCGTCTTTTGACGGTCATTTGGTTCCTTTACTTTAAGTAGGTTGTCTAATGCTACTTTTCTTCTATTTTGTATGTTTTTCTTTCTTATCATATCTTAAAATCCGAATATCTATCTCTTCCCCTGTCTGCAACTGGTACACTATCATCATATGTTTCTGCAGAATCTAACAATTCTTCCTGTGCTTCCTGTTCACAATCATACAATTTCATTCTTGCACGGTCTACACCGATTACAAATCTCTTGAATATTGTAGGGTCATTATATCTGTTCTTCAACTGTTTGACTACCAACTGGTCTAGTTCTTCTAGTTCATCACTGGTAATCAATGCAAACATCATATCAGCTGTAGCTGGAAGACCAAATGATTCTGAGGTATCTTCGAGTCCAATATCTGTTGAACCGTATCCTGACCTTGTTGTTTGAGTTGCACTCATGATTGGTACATCATACTCCACTGCAAGACCTCTAAGTTCTTCTGCAATACTCTTAACCAATGTGTAAGAGTTTGCACCAGCACCTGGCCTGATTCTATGACTTGCACAAATGTTTAGATAATCAATGAAGATGATATCAGGTTGAAAGTCTTTCTTAATATCCAACTCTTGTAGTAAGTGTCTGAAATGACCAGCATGTGCAGCTGCAGTTGGATACTCTTTGACAATAAGTTTACCTTTTGTTTTGTTCTTGAGTTTCTCAATCTTCTTATCATACATCTTCTTAGACATATCAGGAAGTTCTTTCATAGGAACATTCAAAGTATTTGCATCGATTCTCTCTGCAATTCTTTCTTCACTCATTTCTAGGGTAATGTATAATACATTCTTACCCATCATGAGAGCAGCTGAACCCATGTGACACATGAACAATGACTTACCAACACCAGTACCAGCAAGACAAATATTCAAAGTCTTGTTTGGTAAACCACCCTTGGTAATCTTGTTGAAATATTCTAGGTCGAAAGGCATCTTCTCTTCTTCTGTATTATAGAATTCAAATCTCTCATCTGCATCTTCTAATACATCGTGTCCTATATGTGTATCAAAGGACACGGAAAGTGCATCCTTCAAAAGCTCAGGTATTTCACCAGTGGAGCGTTGTGACTTCTTGTCGATCACTTCGATAGAATCCATCACTGCAATATAGATTGCTCTATCTTTGCACCACTGTTCAGTCTCATCGACTAACCAGTCCTGTGGTGATTCTTCTCCACTGAAACTTCCTACAATAGTTTTTGCGTCCTTGACAATACTCTCCGATAGACTCGTTGAGTTATCAAGATTTATGAGAAGTGCTTCTTTTGTAGGTGGTTTGGTATACTTCTCAAAGTAATCATATGTAAATTCATAGATTGTTCTTTCAGCTGTATCCGTGAAATACTCAGGCTTTAGAAATGGAATACACTTCCGTGTAAACTCTTCATTCCGAATCAGATTCTTGAGTATCGTCTGTTCTATTCGTGTTTCCATATTTAAAATATTCTCTTACTACTTCCTCTAGTCTATCCATCACATCATCAGTGAAGAATTTCTCAGGGTTGTTATTAATTGTTTTTGCAAACTCTGTTTTACCATTCGGAAGTTCTACTCTTGTAGAAGACTTCTTGAATATCTCACTTGCAAGTGCAAGGTCAAGTAAACCATAGTATCTATCTAAACCTGTTTCATAGTTTAGTCGTACATCGACCATCCTGTTTTCAACTGTAAGTCTTGACTTTGCATTCTTACAGTGAATGATGTTACCGATGACTTCTGTTCCATCTTTTTCCTTTTTCTTAGAAAGGTAGATGATAGATGAAGCTGCATACTTCAATCCTGAACCACCACCCATTTCTTTTTGTGGAAACATAGAACCAATCACATCATAAGTGTGGTTAGTCACTATCATAGGGACACCTGCCCTACCAAGTTTTAGAGTCAATACTCTGAATGCACCTTTAACAACTTGAGCTCGAGTCATGTCACGGGTTTCTTTACCCTCTGCAGTATCCTCAATCTCTTTTGTAGTAGATAACATACCCAATGAATCAAGACACATTGCCATAGGCGGTCTCTTGTCTTCGGGTGTTTCAAGATATTTGTCTAATATTGAAATTGCCTGTTTTCTGAATTCTTGAACTGTTACCACAGGCACGATAACCATTCTGTTTGAATCGATTCCTCTGTCTTCAATCATTTCTTTACTGATTGCAGATTCGGATTCGAAATAGATTACTGCAGCGTCAGGATTATCATCTAGAAACTGTTTACACATACCTAATGCAAAGTATGTTTTACCAGTTGCAGATTCTCCAGCAATTGCAGTGATTTTGTTTTTAGGTAGTCCACCGTATAGTGAACCACTCAGTAATGCATTGAAGACATAACTACCCGTATCAACGAATGAGTCAACATCCCCAGCTGCAACACCATCAGAAACGATATTTGCATACTCGTTTCCTGTTGCTTTAACTAAGTCTTTAATAAATGACATATTCACCTCTCATAATGATATAACCATTATAATATATAGTGAAGGATTTTACAAGGGGGTTTTATTTCTTTTTTGGAATATCTTTGATTGCCTTACCGTTTCTCTTTTCTAAGAAACTTTCAATCATAGTTTTAATTGTTGAAACCTGAGCTTCTAGGTGGATAATGAATCCAAATATGATGCATATCATACAAAGATAAAAAATGTCCATAACTGATATTATCATGATACTTTGTCGATATCTTCCTGAGTTACGACACCTTTCTCTATTAATAGTTTTCTGTGTTCTAGATGCTTTGTTTGTATTTCTTCTTTGTTACCACCACCATAGTCTACTGCATGATGGTCATCAATCATTTTCTGATTGATTGAATAGTGAACTTCGAATTGTGGATGTCCTACATTCTCGTATATAAAGAGTTCACCTAGTATTCTACCGAACTTACCTTTATCATGAGATACTAATGTAATCATTTCAGCATTAGATAAAGTTTCTTTAAGATGTTTCTTTGATGCTTTACCGAATAATTTTTCTACCAAATCTCTTGTTCTTGATTCAGGTGTATCGATACCCATCAGACGCACCCTTTGTTTTTTATAAATCATTCCAAAGCCTAAATCGATATCGACATCAACTGTGTCGCCATCAACAACTTTAGTAATACTTACTTTATATTCATACATAGTGTTTATTTTTGGTTATGTTTCCTAAGTGCAGTTTTTTCCTCCCAGTGTTCAACTGCCTTTTTGATACAGTCCTCTGCTAAAACTGAACAGTGTAACTTTATCGGCGGAAGGTCTAGTATCGCTGCAATGTCTTTATCTTTAATCTGTTTTGCTTCTTCGATTGTTTTACCAATCAACATATCAACAAACAAACTAGATGATGCAATTGCACTACCACACCCATATGTTTTGAACTTCACATCTTCTATCTTTTCATCGATGTCAAGTTTTAAATCTAGTTTCATGACATCACCACAAGCAGGAGCTCCAGTCATACCTGTTGCAACATTAGGGTCTTTAGGGTCAAACCTACCAACTGAATGTTTTTGGGGATTATTCAGGACTGAATTGAATCTTTCTACTACTTGTTTACTGTATGCCATAATACTATTTATCCGAAGAAGGTGTCTAAACTTGCATTTCCGAACTTTTCTTCTATCTTATTTACATTTCTTTTATTGAACTCTTGGAAGTCTTTATTATAAATGAATGGTATCTTACTTACTGTAGTCCACTCTTTATCTCCAGCTTCCATAACTTTCCATTCTAGGTTATCTTGTTTAGGATAATTCAAAGTCCAGTCAACTGTAGAGTTCTGTAAATATTTTCTATCTTTTTTGTTTATAGGATATATGTACTTATATTGTTTACCTTTAACTCTCTTGAGTCCTAATTCTATTCTCTGTTCGTAATTGGGTCTATGACCATACTTCTTACCATCTTTGTTAGGTAGGAGTCCTTGCATTGTTCTAGGGTGAACCTTCTCACCATTCTCTGTTACATATAGATCGGTTTCAGAATACCCACCATATAGGAAGTTTGCAGCTTGATACACATATCCAACCTTACCGACTATACCATCTGCCCATGTAAAAAGAAATTTGATTCTTAAATGTTGACGAATCCATTTGATTGCTAGAGATAACATTTGACTCTCAGAATTTTTAGGCATGTCATCAGTCATCGCCATCTTACCGATTTCAAAGTAATCAGCTGAAGTCAACTCAGGGAATAAAACTTGTATGGTATGTTTAGGTCTAGTTCCCCAACCTAAAGATAGTACACCTATCAACTCATCATCAACATAACAACCTAACCAATGTTTAGTAAGTTTAGGTATGATAGGAGAGTAATGCCACTTTTGTAAAAATAAAGTTGCAACTCTATAATCTACCTCTCTTACTATCATCCGAAAAAACTGTCTAACGATGCAACTGGTTCTACATTCCAACCAATCAAACTAATGACAACCTTCAATGGGTCAACAAAAGCTTTATCAAATTGCATATCATAATCAATAAATCTGTGTAAGTCCAACTCTCTTGGTAAGACATTCATGAATGATATCACATTCTCATTGATAGGATTCGGTGTAGTAAGATAGCTGAAATGTACCTTCTCACCATTCTTAATCATTTCATATCGTCTGTCGATGTTCTTCTTTTTGAGTTGATGATTGTATAACAAAGAACCACGAACATGAATTGGTGTTCCCTTGGAATAGATATTTGTAGGACATGCATATTGAACTAAACCTTTACATCCTCTAGGGAATGCAACCTCTTCGGGTGGTAAGTTACGAAACTCTTTTCGTGCAGTCTCTACGAACTCCCATAAGTCTTGTTCCGTCCCACTCATAACAACCTTGAATGCATCTGTAAGTCTTGACCTTACCCATTGTGGTGTAGAAGACTTTGCAGTTTCGATTCCCATCATCTTGAGTTTCGGAACTGCAAGTCTTACACCTTCGTTGTCGTGGACATTTAGAATGTATCTTTTCTTTGCAGTCCAAATACCACGGTCAGCGATTACCTCTCTCCCCATTTCCATCTTGTTCTGAAATGCATTTGTGTATTCTGCAAGGTCATCAAATCCATCTGCAAGTATCTTTTCAAACATCCCTTCGGACTTGTTTAAGAAATCAATAATCTTGTTCTTGTCTGTCTCTTCGGGAAGAACTTTCTGTACCAGTTTGTCCATAGTGATGTACACTGAATCAGTATCCATTGCAATTACAAAGTCTTCATCCTCAGTTCCAAGAGTCTTGTTCATGAAATCATTGATAGTTCTTTCTGACCATTGGATAATCAATTGACCACTGGTAGTGATTGCCTCTGCAAGATCAACTGAGAAGAATGCAAAATACTGATTTGCCAATGCACCGTAAGCTGAGTTCAATGCAATCTTACGAACCATCTGATTATTGTTTGCTCTCTTGATGAGTGTGTCGAGTTCTCTTTTCCTCTTTCTATCAGTACAGACTTCTCGTTCTTTCTGATACTCAATCATCTTTTTCTTCCAAGCCTTTCTCTCATCATAGAACTTCTCCATGAGTTCAGGAAGAAAACCTTGTCTGTCTCTCTTGAACTTAGTTCCGTTAGGACATACAGTATTGTTCTGTTGTTTTAGATATGATAGGTCACACTCTTTGTTTAGTAATCTATCAATCGATACATCTTCTTTGTATTCCTTCACCATCTTCTCAGGTGAAATATTATGTTGCATGATGATATGTGGATACAGTGAGTTCAAGTCAAATGATACGACCCAGTTGTGTCCACCCACTAATGGTTCTTTGACATATGCACCTATGATAGGTTTCATCTTGTCATTACCAGTCTTGAGTTTTTGTGGTGGTGTTTGGATTCCCTGTTCTTTGAGGAAGTTGTATATGATTGTTTCCCAATACTTCACCATACCGAAAGTGTCATTGTAATTACACTTTGCATTATATGACATGGCTTGAACTAATTCAATCAGTCCAAGTTTCTCTTCTAGTTCTTCGACCAGTACAGCATCCTGAACATTATACTCAAGAAACTTTGCATAGTTCTGACGATACAATGTATGAAGGTTTCCATACTCACTATAATCAAGTTTACTCTTACCGAGTTCAATATTTGCAATGTGGTCTAGACGATAGGATTCCTGATTGACGAATGTATGTTTACGATATAGTTCTAGATAGTCAAGGACATTGACACCATAGAGATTGTATATCATATTCTTTTGATATCCCTGAGAAGTAAACTCACGAACATCTGATTGATTCCATGGAGATAGTTTCTTATGTTCGTCCTCTCCAAGAATCTTATCAATACGATTACAAAGATATGTAATATCGAATGAGTTTACATTCCAACCTGTAATGATATCAAATGATTCTGTTCTCCAATACTTGATGAACTTCATCAGAAGATTTGCTTCATTGGTACAGTTGTGATAGATCACATCAGAACGATTGTGTTCCCATGGCCCGATACCGAATACTACGGTTTCTTTTCCAAAAGGTTTGATAGAGATTGCATTGACTTTCTCAGCTGCAATCATAGGGTCGGGGAATCCATCTTCACACTCACACTCAATATCGAGTGAAGCAGTCTTGATTAGTTTCTGATTGAATTCTATATCACCTTGAAACTTGTCTGCAATATATGTGTAGATATATCTGTCGTATCCATGGATTTCAAATCCTTCGACACCACTATATCTTTCTCTGAACTTTCTTGCACCACCCATTGAGTTTAGTTCAACAACTTCGAGTGGTCTTGAGTCTAATGCACGATAAGGTGTTTGACCTTTTTTGGATGGGATGTAATGTTTGGGACGATAAGAAACAGCCATCTTGACTTGTTTCCTACCTTGATATCCCTTTACGAGTATTTTGTCGCGTGTTCGACAGACATTTGTGTAGAAATCCATACAGTAATTATACTAGATGGAGTCTATTCTGTCAATGTAGTTCTGTCTGTATATTCGGAAAAATGTTTACGGACTACATCTTTTATGTCTTCATAATGTGCAATCTGTTCCATTTCTTTTTGGATGGTTTCCACATGGTCACCATGTTCTGCAACACCAGCTGAGTTCTTGCAATGAACAAGAATGTTTACTTTGTGTTTTTGTATCTGTCCGTCTGCATGAGCAACAACACCCTTCAATAAATCACTTGTCATATCTTTCATGCTAACTCCAAAATTTGTTCTTGTAAGAACTTACTCCTTCTTCCGACTTGAGCGTACCATCTAGAGTCTTCCATTTGTCTAGCCATTTCATTCCAGTCTGAAACTGAACATGCATATAACATGTTTCTGAATTTACCCAAACGATTTGCACCTAGATTGAAACACATATCAACTAATGTATGTTGTGCATTCTCAGGTAGACTATCAAAATCTATATTATTATTTTCACATACATGTAATGTTTCCTCTACATGTTTGTCAAAGTCACTTGAGTAATACATGTCTACTACTTCTTGACTTACTGGTGTTCCAGCTGACTGACCATATTCAGGGTCAGATTTTTGGATTAGATGACCTACGCCAAGTGTAAGATATCCTAGACTATCTTCATATACTTCTAGGACTTCACCTTCGTGGTCTTTAATTTGTGCCTTTAAAACTTCTTTATTCATTTTTGTTTTCCCTATCTATTTGTTCTTGCATGAGTTCAACAAGGATATCACCCATCAATGTATTTAGTTCTTCGTTCTTTTCTAGTTCCTTTACTTCTCTTCCGTCTTCGGGAAGTCTTCGTATAGTTCTTTCAAAGTTCAAATGAGGTTTACCTTCTTCAAATTCAACTCTGCCATATTGATATACTAATCCTTTGAACTCACCAGTAACAATTTCAATACCAGCGTTTTCCTCGTTAGGATTTTCTACAACATGGTAGACATTCTTAAATAATTTTTCCATAAATCTCGTCTTGTATATTTAAAGAAGTCTCTATATCATTGTTTGAAACAACATTGATATGACCCATAAGATTGAAGTTCTTTTGAATGTTATCGATTTGACTCCTACGACCTTGTAACCAAGAATCATTTTGAGAATCGTTTCGTTCTATGTGTCTTCGTCTTTCTTCTTGTAAATCTACTGTAAGTATATAGACAACAGCTTCATGGTTGTCTACAACCCACTCAATATCTTCAGCTCTGAAAAATCTGTCTCCTTCTATAATTGTATGTTTATACTTTTGATTTGCAAAGTCAATAAACTCTCTGAACTTAGGAATTGCACCGTAAGATAATTTATCTGTACCACCAAATGTTTCACCTTCGGGATACTGACCACATACCAATATATCATCATGTTCCTGACACTTGAATAATGGCATAGGTTCTATTAGTTTATGAGAACCAAGACGGGATATCAATCCTCTCATGAGAGTTGACTTACCTGAACATGGAACTCCTCCGATTAAAAATATCATTGTCTTAAAGTTATTGGGTCTTTTTCTCTAATTAAAAATGTTACTTGTTGTATGACTGTTTCGTCTGAACCTTTTCCAGTTGTGACTTTTAACCAGTCTTCTAAATTATTTAAGTCACTTCTAAGTTGCACTTTCTTTTTTTCCCAACCTAAGTAACTTTTCAAATCAGGGTGATATACACTTATAATCCAATTCTTTTTCTTTCTCACATCATCATTTCTAATGGCTTCTGTAATCTTTTCAAATATCTTTCCTTTGAAACCACTTGATATAGAAAGTGCATGTTGAGACTCAGCTGGAATTCTATACCCATCTGCAATAGACTCTCCTTCTTGTGAAGTAGTTGGATTAAACAACTCATTTGGTGCAAGACCTTTAGTTGAATTTGCAAGTTTATTTTTGATTCGGAGTTTTAATCCTTTGATTGCAGTATCACCATAACCCATTCTTTTTAGCTTCTCAACTATAACTGGATCATTTTGGTCTCTGTTTTCTTTGATGCAACAATCATACATTGTATCTGCAACTGCATCTAACTCATTCTCTAAACTCTTATCTTGTTGAACTGGATTATCTAGTAATGCAATCTCTCTTATTTCATAATCTTCAAGTTTAGACCAATCTGATTTTGGGATATAAACTACATTCATATCAGGTTTAAATTTTGTTCTTGATATACCTAGAACTGTATGTCTTTTTGATATTCTCCAATCTTTACCTGCTCCAAAATAATCTTTAAGGACTATAATCGGATCATCTTTCCCTTCTAACCATTTACCCATTGTGTCATTCACTTGGTCTCTAATCCAATTAACATGACTGATAACATAGTCAACTATTCTAGCTTTCTGTCCTGATTCCATTTGTAGAATCACATCAAAAGGTTCTTTTACAATTTCGTAAGCTCCCGTTTCTATTTTTCCGAGAACTGTATCTAAATCTATAGACATCTTAAATCCGTTTGACCTAGATGAATTATAGAATTGTTCATTTGTGTTTACAGTGTGTGTATCCATTTCTTTTTTCTCCCAATGTTTTGCCTCTGGCGTTGTTCCTGTCATGTGAATATACATAACTGGATTATACTTTAGACAATCTTTATAAAATTGTGCTTCCATTGTGACTGGTGTTCCATTGTAAGTTCCATCAGGTGTTCCATCACCATAACCCACATATCTATTAGGCCATTCGATTTTACCTTCCATTTCAACATAGTACCCATATGCTTGACATATATTTACTTGGTCACAATTCCATACTACTTTCATAAAAATTCTTCAAGTGAACCCTGTTTGTCTCT